AATGAACAGATCTACATAGTCAATGCTGGTGGCACAGCCTGGATTGAAATGACTCCCACAGGCCGGATTGACATCTATACCGATAATGATTTCAGTGTCCGAAGCAAGGGTGACATCAACTTCCACACCGAAAAAGATTTCAATCTACATGCCAGAGGCAAAATACAGGTGCGTAGCGAACAAACCACCACCCTGGAGAGTGTGGGTGATTTGGTGATCAGATCCGAATCCGCCAGCACCCTGTACAGCAAAGGCAAACAGGATCTGGGCACAGGATCAGCACAAAATCTGTACAGTTCAGCAGGTACCAGTGTCAGAACAGCTGGAGATCTGATACTGAAAGGCAGCATGATCTATCTGAACACCAAAGCTGGCAATGTGGTATCTGAACCGCCTGCTATCAAACAGAAAAAACACCCCAAAACGCAGCCTGAGCCAGGTAAAAAGACCTGGTGGATTCGGGACGAATTCGAAAGCATTGTGGCTCGTGCGCCTGAACATGAACCCTGGAAAAACCATGAGAACTTCACAGTGAAATCAGTTACTCCTCCGCCCAGCGGCGAAAGCAAAAAGATTACGAGGACCAACAAATGACCAAGTTTGTAGTAAACATCCCCAAACCTGCTGCCAATCTGCTGATCACTGAAACAGATATTCTGATACAACCCTATCCGGTGTCGCTGATCAGTGATTTCTCTGCTGGGCAGACCAGAGCAGTTTTAGCACAAGCTAGCTGTATTTTTGCTCCCCATAATCAGTATACCAGCCAGGACAGCCAGGGCAGAGTGGGAAAATATCAATTTAGCTCTGGGGTGCTGGAAGCATTGGGATATCTGAAAACTGGCACTGTGGATAGTGTGAAAAATCAGCCCGGAGCCAATGCATTGGCTATCAATGCTGGCAGCAACTGGACTGGGCTGAATCAGATCAACAGTGTAACAGATTGGTTCAATAGCCCAGGAATCCAGGAACGAGCGGTGGTGGATCTGTATCGGTACAATCAACAAAAACTCAGCTCAGTGAGTTCACTGATAAACACGCTGGAATCCAACCAGCTGGCTGGATTGTTACTGGTGGCACACATTGCTGGCGTACCCGAAGCGTTGAGATTACTGAATTACAATCTGGGTAAAATCAGTTCTGCTGACACAGTTCTGATCACACTGAATCAGTATTTTTATGCTGGTTCCAGTGCTTATGACTTTGGAACTCAGGTGGAAAAAGCCTAAATACCACAGGGACATAATACATGGCAATATATCGTGGTTTTAGCTCAGTCAATGAACTCAGTCAGAAAAAATTTGTACTCACTGGTTATGAACTGGTAAAACAGGATCTGCTGAACAGTTTCAACACTCGCAAAGGCAGCAGAGTAATGCAACCTCAAGAAGGCTGCATTGTATGGGAATTGATGTATGAACCTCTGACTGAAGAAGTCAAACAAGCCATGCTGGAAAACCTGATCTTTATTATTAGTCAAGATCCCAGATTGCAATTGGTGGATATTACACTGATAGATCAGGCTGATACCAACAGCATTACAGTGGAACTAGCTGTAAACACTGTGGCTGGGGATCAAACTGAGGTGATGCGAATACTGTTTGATGAGCTTGGCACTGCTTCTGAACTGACATAAAAACGGGCAATAAACTGCTCAGATTATCAGTAACCATAAATAACAGAACAGGAAGCAATATGAGTCAGCAGCAACGCAAACAAAATCTGTTTGGTATTCAGGATTGGCAAAACATATACCAGACTTTCAGAGATGCAGATTTCAAGAGCTATGATTACGAGACTCTCAGAAAGAGCATGATTGATTATCTCAGAATTTACCATCCTGAGAATTTCAATGACTACATCAACAGCAGTGAATACGTTGCATTGATTGACCTGATTGCATTCATGGGCCAGAGCATGAGCTTCAGAATGGACCTGAATGCTCGCGAAAACTTCCTGGAAACTGCTCGACGCCGCGACAATGTACTCAGATTGGCCAAACTGGTCAACTACGAAGCCAAAAGAAACCTGGCCAGCCAGGGATATCTGAAAATCGAAGCCATCAGGACCAATGAAGTGGTCCGAGACACACAAGGCAACGACCTCAGCAATCTGGCCATACGCTGGAACGATGTCAACAATCCCAACTGGAGAGACCAGTGGAACTCCATTGTGAATGCAGCACTAACCACCAGCCAGCGAGTGGGTCGTCCAGGCAATACTGCCAGCATTGACGGAATCACTACCAGTGAATACACCATTGATGTTCCGGTTGATGCAGGAGTACCTTTTATATTTACCAGTGTGGTAGACAATATTTCCATGAATTTTGAAGCTGTAAACACCACAGTGAGCAATGGCAGCACAGTTACAGAATATGGTGGTAATGTCACCACATTGTATAACTTGCTTTATCGGGACGATCAGCGTGGATTTGCCAGCAACAATACTGGGTACTTCCTGTATTTCAAACAGGGAACACTATTGAGTGAGTCATTTACCATCCTGGAAAGCATCCCCAATCGTCAGTTTACACTGCAAACCACAGGTATCAATAACAATGATGTCTGGTTATACAAACAGAACGCCGACGGTACACTGACTGAGTGGAGCCGAGTGGACAGTGTCAACGGTTATAACACCAGTTACAACAACTACGAATCAGCCAACAAGAAAATTTTCAGCGTGACCAGCCTGGCAGATGACGGTGCTACACTGGTGTTTGGTGACGGTGTGTTTAGCGAAATTCCCGTGGGTGATTTTGTTTGCTTCTATCGGATCAGCAACGGTCTTAACTATCGGATCAATCCGGGTGAGATGACCAACGTCACCATAAACATTCCTTATATCAGCAAAAACGGTCGCACCCAGACACTGACGGTCACAGCCAACCTGAAATACACTGTGGCCAACAGTGCTGCCAGAGAAAACATCAATGACATCAAGATTCGAGCTCCGCAAAATTATTACACTCAGAATCGCATGGTGAACGGTCAGGATTACAACAGTTTTCCTTTTACCAAATACAGCAACATACTGAAAATCAAGTCAGTGAACCGTACCAGCAGCGGTGTAAGTCGCTATCTGGATGTGATTGACAACACTGGTCGCTACAGCAGCACCAATATTGTGTGTGATGATGGTTACATATACAAAGACAGTGCCACACTGACCAGTCAGTTTGCATTTGCCAATCGTGATGACATTGTGGAAAGCATCAACACCATAGTGATTCCAGCAGTGCAAAGTTTCAGTTTGCTGAACTTTTTCTACGGTCCTGATCAAACTAGCTCTAATAAAAATTACGCTCTGGTCAACGTGGCATCTGGATTGACTTCTGCAGGATATACTGCTGGTTCCTACATAGGCTGGAATCTGGTGTTGGCTGACAACGACATCAGCAGCGGATACATCAACAGATACGCCACACAGACTGTGTTGTCCACCACCACAGAATCCTATTTTGGAGATAAATTCCGAGTGGGTGCTGTGCTGAAATTCGAGCCACCCAGTGGTCAGATTTTTGATTATGACAATCGTCTGGTGCCTACTGCTGGTGGAGCCGGATTGAACCAGAAAACCGAAATATATGCCACAGTAAAAAGCATCAGCCAGTTCGGCCGTGGAACCAGAACCGGGTCTGGTTCGGGAAGTGGTGTGGACACTGATGGTGTGGGAGCCATTGTGCTAAGTGAAAAAGTGCCCACAGGCGCTAAATTGACTTACATATTGCCTACCTTTACTCCCAATTTACCCAGTGGTATTCAGACCAGTCTGGTAAATGCTCTGGTAGCTCAACAGAACGTGGGATTGGGATATCGAGCAGGTAGTACTCTTACTGACAGTGTGGGAGAATGGTTTATAATTGAAAATCCGCTTACTGGAGCCAATTTTACTGAACCGCTGACCATTGAGGCTACTAATACTGCTGGTAGGCTGATGGCATTTACCAACACCAGCAATACCTATACTGTGTATCAGAGAAGCATCAAATATTTTTACGGCAGCGAAAGACAGACCAGATTCTTTTTTGATCCCCAGGTAAAAATCTATGACCCAGCCAGTGGTAAACTACTCAAGGATCGAATTGATGTTCTGAAAGTAAATCACAAACCCATTACTGGTGCAGTGGAAGCATACAGCAACGATATCACCATGGGTATTGCTGGTACTGTGATTGAGGGTGATGGTTTTGTGGATGATACCAAAATACAGGTGACCTTCGCTGATAAAGACAGTGATGGCTCACCAGATCAACCTTATTTTTATGACGACATTGTGGGCGGCATCAGTGGTGCAGGTGCTGATAACAGTTATGTGTTTTTCGTCAATGATCAGGACGTGAGTGGCAGCAGCATGAAAGTGCTGGCCAAAGGCACAGTGAAGATAGCAGTAAATGATGCAGCCATTGACAGCAACATCTACGAATACTCCAACAATGACATAGTTTTTTCACGCAGTGCCGAAGTGTTTTATCGTATCACACGCAATGTGGACAGTGTGAGCAAGAGTGCAGTAACCAATTACAGTTTCAGATACGGACGTTATGGGCTGAAGTTTCAGTATCGCCACAATGCACCCAGCGATCGCCGTATTGATCCCAGCCCCAGCAACATCATCGATGTATTCATTCTGGAAAAGAACTATGCTGATGATTACACCAAATGGATCAGAGACAACACCAGCACAGTGACAGAGCCAGTAGAGCCCACCACTGAAAGTTTGCGTAATGATTTTGCAGATCTGGAACAGTATCGGATGATCAGTGACTTGATGATATTCAATCCAGTAAAATTCAAACCCCTGTTTGGCGCCAAGGCAGACCCTAACCTCAGAGCCAAATTTGTGGTGGTAAAAAACCCCAATGTGGTGGTGAGTGATAGTGAAGTAAAGAGTCAGATAATCAACAAGGTCAATGAATACTTCAGTCTGGACAACTGGGACTTTGGAGAAACTTTTTACTTCAGTGAATTAGCCGCATATCTGCATAATCAGTTAAGTACAATCATCAGCAGCGTGCATCTGGTGCCCACCAGTACCGATCAGACCTATGGTGATCTACAGCAGGTTCGGTGTTTGCCTTTTGAAATCCTGATCAGTGCCGCCACTGTGATGGATGTTGATGTAGTAACCAATTTGACCACAGTTAAACTCAGAGCAGGAAATTAAAATGGCTATTAATCGTACAATAGACTTCCTTCCCGAATATTTCAGAACCATTGCTAACCAGAGATTT